AATTGGGTTAATGGGTGAAGCTGGCGCCGAAGCAATATTGCCACTAACAAGACGTAATGGAAAACTTGGCGTAGAAGGTGGCGGTAATAATACTTCTGTTGTTGTTAATGTCGATGCCTCCGGTACTGATGTTCAAGGTAATGATCAACAAGCAAATCAACTAGGCCGATTAATTTCAATTGCTGTTCAGTCTGAGCTAATTAAGCAAAGACGCCCCGGAGGATTACTAACCGCATAATGGCAACTTTCACTTATACCCCTGATTTTTCAGCCGCACAAACAAGTAGACCCCGTACGAGGGTTTCACAATTAGGCGACGGTTACAGACAAGCCGTTTCTTTTGGATTACATACCGATTTAAAAAGTTGGAGTCTTAAATTTGCTAAACGTACAGATTCAGACGTAGCAGCAATTAATTCTTTTTTAGAAGATAAAAAGGGCGTTACTTCTTTTGATTGGACACCGCCTACTACGGGAGCGAATCAAAGCAAGTTCATTTGTGAAGAATGGAATATTACTATGGATGCGTATAACCTAAATACATTAAGCGCAACATTTAAAGAGGTAGCGGAACCATGAGCATCGTTACTAGAGCCGGGAAAGGTTCAGCCCTAACGCACACAGAAATGGACGCAAACTTAGGGTATTTAGTGCCTGCGGGTTTTGTGATGGCGTATGCGCATGAAACGATTCCTAGTGGTTGGTTGGAATGTAATGGCGCAGCAATTAGCCGTACAACTTACGCAGATTTATACGGTGCTATTGGTACGCATTACGGTACAGGTGACGGATCAAGCACGTTTAATATTCCAGATTTAAGAGGGCAATTTATAAGGGGTTGGGATCATGGCGCGGGTACTGACCCTGACGCATCAAGTAGAACGAATAGGGGTGATGGAAATGTTGGCGATAATGTTGGTACCAAGCAAAGTGATATAAACAAGGCACATACACACGCCTACACGTCGCCATTAATAGGGACTCATCCAAATTTAGAGAGCGATAGCCACGGCTCGGCGGTTGAATATCCTACAGAAAACGGAGCAACTTCGGTTTCAGATGGAGGGAACGAAACAAGACCTAAAAATATTCAAATGCCTTGGTGTATTAAGACTTAAATAATGTCTTCTTATATTCTTACGGGTTATTTTACCCCTGATACTTATGTAGGGACTGACACGGGAACGCCTGCAATACAAGAACCAACAGAATATGAAGGCACAGTAACGGCGGGTACAACAACAACGGTTACTACAAGTAATACAAACGTTAATGATGTTGAAATAGTTGGAACAACTGAAGTCGTAATCGTTAGACCAGACGGAACGGCGGAAACTGCAACCGTAACGGGAATATCTAACTCGACAATTTCAATCGGTGGAATTTTTACAACAACACCAACGACAAATGATTCTGTTGTTTTAAAGGTTTATACATCTGCGGCAATAATTAGTTCTTTACAAACCGCAGCGCCTAGCGCAGTTATTGAATTATTTGAAATTCATTTAATACAAGCAATACACGGACAGGACAATATTTGGCGTTTCCATTCTGGAAGTAGTCTTAACGCTAACGGTGAAATTTATTGGAGGTCTAACGGTTATACAAGATTTCCAATACAGGCCGATGGCTTTAGCTATGAATCAAAGCAAATGCCAAGACCAACCCTGCAGGTGTCAAATATCTTCGGAACGATAACAAGCTTAATGCAAACGGTAAACGGTACAACGGCTAACAACGACTTATGTGGCGCTAAATTTTACAGAATTAGAACTCTTGCGAAATACCTTGATGCAAATAATTTTTTAGGTGGTGTTAATCCTTTTGGAACGCCCGACCCGAATGCAGAATTTCCAAGAGAAATATTTACGATAACTAGGAAGATTTCAGAAAATAGAGATATGGTCACGTTTGAATTGGCGTCTGCGCTTGATTTAGCTAATTGCAAGATACCTAAAAGAGTTTGCACAAGGGTTTTGTTCCCTGCTCTTGGTACGTTGAAATGAGTTGGAAAGAAGCAGCGTTTAAGCACGCACAACAAGAATTACCAAAAGAATCTTGCGGATTGGTGGCGATTATTAAAGGTAAAGAAACTTATTGGCCTTGTAAAAATTTGGCAGAGAAGCCAAGTGATTATTTTGTTTTAAATCCTGATGATTGGGCTGATTGTGAAGACACCGGAGAAATTATAAGTTTGATTCATTCACACCCGATAGGCGGAGTAAAAGCAAGTGAAAACGATCTAGTTAGTTGTGAACATTTGGGGTTGCCGTGGCATATTATCGACCCAACAACAAAGGCAATCAATAGCTTTAAACCGACGGGATATAAACCAAATAAATTAATTGGTCGTCGTTGGATTTGGGGTGTTCAAGATTGTTGGACGTTGATTGATGATTGGTTTCGGATAGAAAAGGGAGTTAAATTAAAGAAGTGGAAGCGACCTAAGACTATTAAAGATTTTATTGATAAGCCTATGTTTGAAAAGGGATTACTTGAAACAGGATTTAGAGAATTAAAAAAAGAAGAAGAATTGCAATATGGCGACGTCTTATTGGCAAATGACAATCTTGATCACGTTGCTCTATATATTGGAAATCAGGAAATACTGCATCACTGCATAAGAAAGCTATCTTGTAGAGAGTTATACGATGAAGATCTAATAAAATTAACTAAGAAGAGGTACCGACATGTTGAAGCGAATTAAAGTTTATGGACGACTTGCAAGGTTCTTAGGGTTTCGTACTTTTTTAGCTGATGTCAATAGTGCAGGTGAGGCAATGCGGTTCTTGCTTGCTAATTGGCCTGAGTTAGAAAAACATATCAGCGGGCAAGTTTATAAAATAAAAGTTGGTGAATATGATATTGGAGAAGATGAGCTAAATGATCCGAGTGGTTGCCAAGACATCAAAATTATTCCAGTAGCAACAGGTTCAAGCGATTTTCTTGATTCTACGTTTGGTAAGTTTGTTATAGCTGCGGCGTTCATTGCAGCGCCTTATTTAGCACCGGGGTTAATTGGTGCGGGTGCGGCGGCTGGTTCGTTAGGTGCAGCAATTGGAGCGGCATCAACAAGCATCGGTATTTCTTTTGCTTTAAGTGGCGCGTCACAATTATTATTTCCGCCCCCAGCTCCACCCAATATTGCAAGCATTAACAACCCATCTAATCAGAACTTTGCATTTAGTGGAATACAACAAGTATCACGGGTTGGTACTGCATTACCTTTAGCTTTTGGTCAAGTCTTCTGTGGTTCGATTGTTGTTTCAGCAGGTGTTGACACCGTACAAGTTGAGGGCCAAGCATGAGCGATCCATTTTTAACACCATTAGATAGAGGCGTTAGTAAGGCAACGCAACCAAGCGACACGTTAAGCAGTAAGCAATTTGCAACTTTTATTGACGTCTTATCAGAAGGTGAAATTGAAGGTTTCCCCAGTGCTATCGCTCATGGTTATACAAGAGGAACAGCGAATTATACCCGCGCAGCGTTGAAAGATGTTTTCTTAAATGGCACTTCAGTTTTAAGACAAAACGCAGATCCGGCGAATGTGCAAGAAGGTGACTATAACTTTCAAAATGTAACCTTTAACCCCAGGTTTGGAACAAACGCCCAAACGTATATTTCCGGCATACCAGACCAAGAAACTGTAAAAGGTGTTGGCGTTGTGGTTACAACTAGCGCCCCAGTCATTAGATCAATTACAAATCAAAATGTAACTGCAATTCGTGTCACTGTTGCTTTTCCTGTTCTACAAAAATTTGAAGATGATGGAAACGTTACGGGTTCTTCTGTTCAATTAAAAATATCTTTGGAATATACAGGCGGTAGCAATTCGGGCGGTTATGCGGTGATAATTGATGATACTGTTACGGGGAAAACCTCAAGCTTATATCAAAGAGATTATCGAATCAATTTCGATGGAAATAATACAGATTGGACAACAATCAATGTAAAAGTTGAAAGAGTTACCGCAGATAGTACTGATGCAAAATTAAGCGATGCGTTTCAATTTCAAGGTTATACAGAATTAATAGATACGCAAAAAGCGTATAACGGTATTGCACTTTCTGGGATTCGTTTTGATGCAGAACAATTCCCGCAAGTGCCACAGAGAATGTTCAGGATTAAAGGTATAAAAGTACCAATACCTGCGAATGGAACAGTAAACGCAACGACAGGAGCTATTAGTTATTCAGGCGCATGGAATGGAACGTTTAAAACTAACCCCGAATGGACGTCGGATCCGGCTTGGTTGTTACATGAATTATTAGTTAATACGACTTACGGGCTTGGTGATCATATAACCGCAAGTCAACTCGACAAATGGGCGTTTTATGCGGCCTCTAGTTATGCATCAACAAGCGTATCTAATGGAGAGGGTGCCTTTGAACCTCGCTTTAGTTGTAACGCTTATATACAAACACAAGAACAAGCCTATGACTTGATTAATAACCTTTGTTCTGTTATGCGCGTCATGCCATATTGGAGCACGGGAAGTTTAACAATTTCACAAGACAAGGCGGCTGATCCTGCTTATTTATTTACCCTTGCAAATGTATTAGAAGGTGGCTTTATTTATAGCGGCAGTGATATAAAAAGCCGTCATACGATTGTTAATGTTGCTTACTTCAATAATGATTCACAAGATATGGATTGGGAGACGGTAGAAGATACAACATTGAGTGCAAAGTATGGGCAAATATCAAAAGATATACGGGCGTTTGGATGTACTTCTAGGGGGCAAGCTGCAAGAATGGGCAGGGCTATTTTATATGCGGATAATTATCAAGTTGAGACTGTAAGTTTCCAAACAAGTTTAGCGGCTGGAATTATATGTAGACCGGGGCAAGTAATAGAAGTTGCTGACCCTGTTAAGGCTGGAGTTAGACGCGGCGGCCAAATAAAAACAGCAACAACAACACAAATTACGGTTGATGATACGGCCTCAACAGATTTACCAACAACAGGCAACCCAACCCTTTCTGTGATACTTCCAAATGGAACGGTAGAAAGTAAAACAGTTAGCGGAATATCAGGCGCAGTAATTACAGTTTCTAGTGCTTATTCTTCGGCACCTAATCCGAACTCTGTTTGGGTTTTACAAAATGATTCAGTAAAAACAACTCAATGGCGAGTTATTAATGTCACAGAACAGGAAGGCTCTATTTATACCGTTACAGGTTTAACTTATTCAGATTCAAAATATACATATATAGAAGACGGTTCAACCTTACCTGAAAGGCCCATATCTGTATTAAATGAAATACCTGATTCTCCTAGTGGTCTTGTTGCTAATGAGGTTTTATATGAAAGTAACGGATTAGCACTTGCAAAAATTAATGTTAGTTGGAACGCAGAACCTAGAGTTTCGCAATACGAGGTTCAATGGACAAAAGGAAGTGCTAATGAAAATTGGAGAACGGTACGAATTACTAGACCAGACTTTGAAATTTTAGATACTTCGGCGGGAACATATCAAGTAAGGGTCTTTTCTTTAAGTGCAATTCTTCAGTCGTCAACAAATCCATCAACTCTTAGCATTACAGCCTTCGGTAAAACTGCCCCCCCTGCTGATGTATCAGGTGCATATCTAAACGTATTAAATAGCCAAAGTGCAGAGCTTGCATGGACACAGCACCCTGATTTAGATGTGAAATTAGGCGGGTCAATATTAATAAGACATACCCCACGAACAAGCGGCGCAACATGGGCAAACTCTACAACTCTTGTACCTGCGGCGGCTGGTAGTCAAACAAGAAAAGTTGTGCCGTTTAAAGCTGGTACTTATTTATTAAAAGCAAAAGATGACACTGGTAATGATTCTTCAGGCGTAGCGACAATTGTTCAAACAGCGCAGGCGGAAGCCGAACAAAGAAACGTCGTGAGAGTAACGGGAAGTCCTGCGGCTGATGTTTCTTTAACCTTTGAAGAATCTTCTACGACTCCTAAGTTCCAAGGAAATTTAACCAATATGTTGTATAGCGCCGAACGTGATGCGTTGATACTTGCAAATGGCGAAGATATAGATTCAATTACAGATAATATTGATGATTGGACTTCGATTGATGCTTTAGGCGGTATCAAGGCGACGGGTGAATATACGTTTGGGGGTGCTTTAGATCTTGGCGGTGTGTTTGATGTCAATTTAAGATCGAAATTTACAACACTTGCATTTAACCCCGGAAACTTTTGGGATGATTTACCTTTGATTGATTCACTTGCAACTATTGATGACGTGATTGGTAATCCTGATGCTGACTTATTATTTAGATATAGCGCTGACGCAAGTTCACCAAGTTACAGCGATTGGATCGTATTTAATTCTAATTTGATTAGGGCAAGGCATGTTCAATTTAAGGTCGTTGCTACGTCGGGAGAACAGAGAGAAAATATTGCAATTGATCAATTAGGCGTGACTGCCCTATTGCAGCAACATAATGAGAGTGCCGGGCCTTTGACCTCTGGGGAAAGCACTTATACAGCTACGTTCCCTAATGCGTTTTATGCAGTGCCACAGGTAAATATTACGGCTTTAGATATGGCAACAGGTGATTACGTCGCAATATCAAACGTGACTAGGACTAATTTTCAAGTATTATTCAAGAATAGCAGCGGATCTAACGTGAGCCGCCAATTCCATTATTCCGCCAACGGCACAGGTAAAGAGGTTACTTAAATGGCTCAACATGATTATGTAATTGCTAACCAATCAGGTTCAGCGTTCAGGGCGGATTTAAATAACGCATTAGCGGCAAGCGTAAGCACAAATAGCGGCTCGTCAGCGCCTTCTACGACCTACGCTTATATGTTATGGGCCGATACTACAAACGGTGTTTTAAAAATCAGGAATAGTGCTAATAATGCGTGGATTGAGTTATTACAATTAGACGGAACTTTAACAATGGAGGACGGGGTAGAAGCAACACCCGGTCTAGCTTTTAGAGATGATTTAAATACAGGGATATGGTCAAGTGCGGCTGATACATTCAACATATCAACAGGTGGAACGGAACGGCTTGAGTTAGGTGCTGCAACTGTTTTTAATGAAAGCGGTGCGGATGTTGATTTTAGAATCGAAGGCGATTCAGATGCGAATTTATTTTATGTCGATGCTGGTAATGATCGGATTGGAATATCTACTACCACTCCTGACACTTTGCTTCATTTAGAGGCAACAAATACATCAGTTGCTATCAATAATGCTATTAGGATTTCTGATAAAGATACGGCAGTTGTCGCTAATCAAGTTTGTGGAAGAATTGAATTTGAAACGGCTGATACAGGAAATCCAGGTGTTAATTGTCAAATTGATACTATTTATAGTGGAAGTGGTGGAGGAGGTGAACTGCAAATAAGAACAGGTTTCGCTGGATCGTTAGTAGATGCTTTAAGAATAGACGATACTGGACAAAAGATAGTACAGAATGGAAAACTGAACATAAACTCAACATATATTGATTTTTCTGGATCATTAGGATCAGCACCAACAACAGCCGCAGCAATATACAGACCTGCAGATAATAATTTAGCTTTTTCTACTGCTAATACTGAAAGACTTCGAATTTTAAATGGTGGAGGTATAACCTTTAACGGCAATACAGCAGCAGATAGTGCTCTTGACGACTATGAAGAAGGTTACTGGGATATGACTTGCAACAATACTTTGCACACTAGTTATGACAGAGGTTGGTACGTCAAAATTGGTCACATGGTTAATTGTGGTGCTTATGTGCGAAGTGACCAAACTACAGATAGCACAGATGCTTTAACATTTACGTTACCTTTTGCTACTTCTGCTGCACCTTCAGGAGGAGATACGGGATGGATTGGTGCTTGCTCTACGAATAATTTTATTTTGGATTCTGGCAGGACTCAAACTTGTATAGCTGCAGGTGATGCGACATCAACATCTACTATAAGACAAATGGGAGATTCAGTAACTTGGGTAGCTATGGGGCGAAACCAATTTACAGACGGAAGATTGATGCAATTTACATTGACATACAAGTGTGCTTAAATCTATAGACCGTTAGCACGTCTAAAAACTACGCCATAAACCTGTTTTAATCGGAGATTAATCCTAAATGGCATTAACAGAAACACAAGAGAACGATAAGATTGAAATAACTCAACGATGGAACGTAGGCGTGAGAAATGCGACAGTGATAAAGCGCGACGGGGTAGAGATTTCGCGTTCCTTCAGTAGAAAAGTATTAAACCCAGGAACACTTGATGCAAGTAATAACCTAGTTGAAACCTCGATTTCGGGGGAGGACAGCGATGTTCAGGCAATATGTAACGCTGCATGGACTACACAAGTCAAAGCAGACTATAAAGCATTTTTAATAGCAAACAAAGACGCTACACCCTCATAAATATGACTAATACAATTACAGAACGCCGCGAACAATTAAGCAGCGAATTAAACATAATTCAAAGTGAATTAGCACAAGCAAAATTAGCCGTTGATTTGTTAGGTAAAAAAGAAGTTGAATTAAAAACTAGACTTAATGAACTTGACGCGCTAGATCAACCTCAATTGATTGCTGTTGACCCTGTTGCTGTTTAATTAATATCCCTGTCATTAGATACGCAGGCAATAAAGCAACCGTTGAAAAAGCTATAACCATAACCATGATTGGCGCGGCCTTAAGTATGGCTTCTTTCCATATATCATCAAACATGTTTTTATTTAGATTTTAGTTTAATATCGAGGCGTAGCAACAATAAAAGCTATGAAAAAAGTTATTAATGTCCTTGTTATTGCTAACTCGGTCTTTATAGTGGGAGTGCTAGCAGGTGGCGCGGGTCTTTATTTCTACGCTAAGAACCCAACCAACCAAGCTAAAGCAAAAGCTTA